GTGAGATGTACAAAGGATGGTATCCCCACAATTCTAGGGGACCTAATACCTCTAATTCGTAAAGGAGATTGCCCAGATATTCTGCGCATTCTCAATACGATATTAGCAAGTACTAGGGCCCTTTCTCTAGGATCAGAGGCAGATATCGAACCTATTATTGCTCCACCTAAAGGTGAGACTGATAATATATCCGAATATGTCTCCGATTTCTGGAGAGAATTGGGGTACCGCCACAATACGTCAGTACCTAGGTATTTAAGATGGAAGAAATTCCATCTTACTACAAAGGTAGGTCCTAACTCTGAGAATGACAATGCTTTGTTCCGAGCCTTAAGCGATTTAACTTGCTTAGACTGGGATACTTGGTATTGTATTCAAAGGATGGGAGGACCAAAACTAACGAAGGTGATGGATCTTCTTTACGCCGGAACAGAAAAGTTTCATGTCATTTCTGACATTATACCTTTCTGGGGTCGAAATCGATTGAGAAAATTGACTTCGATTAAAGATAAAGAGTTAAAGGTTAGGGTAATAGCAATTGGAGACTATTGGTCTCAAACTGTTCTTTACCCTCTCCATAACTATCTCTTTAACGTATTAAAGAAGATACCACAAGATTGTACCTTTGGTCAGGATTCTGCCCCTAGTAAACTAGAGGGAGCTAAATACTTTAGCTCAGTAGATCTTTCAAACGCCACTGATAGGTTTCCTATCAAGGTAATTGAAGATGTTCTACTCGGAATACTACCCGAACAATATGTTAGCGACTGGAAACACTTGATGATTGGACTACCCTTCGAATTCAACGGTAAGATGGTATCTTACTCAGTTGGAAATCCGATGGGTTTCTATTCATCATGGGCGTCCTTCGCAGTAGCACATCACTATGTGATCTACTACTGTTGTCGAAAACTTAATGTTAACTGGAAACAACTAAAATATTGTCTCTTAGGAGATGATATTGTTATTTGTGATCCAGCGGTTAGTGCCCTTTACAAAGAGACTATTAAGAAATTAGGAGTAGATTACTCTGCTCCTAAGACTTATGAGTCTTTACACTTTTATGAATTTGCTAAACGCTTATTCTATAAAGGCGTAGAAATCTCACCCTTTCCTATTAGCGGACTAACGGAAGTGAGTCAGAAGTATTATCTTCTAACTCAATTCTTTATAGAAGCTGAGAGAAAAGCTTGGGTTTCTGTTAAAGGTGTCCCGGCAATGGTAGAGTCTTATCTGGATATAGTTTGTAAATTACCGAGTAGATTAAGATCTAAACTCGTTAAATTATCAACTATTTACGAACGCGTACAAAGAATTGTACGTGGTTCCGAGAATGCTGGAGCATTATTAAC